TGAAAAGATAGTTACAACCGATTTCATCACACATAGCCATTGCTGCGGTAGTCTTACCACAACCAGCGGGTCCAGAAAGAAGGAGATTTGGAATCTCCCCCTTGTTCACATATTCTCGAAATGCATTCTTGATACGGTCAGGAAGCACACAATCCCCAATCCTGTGAGGACGATACTTCTCAACCCATAGAAATTCTTCACTCATTCATTTTCCTCATAACGAAATGCACCAAGCATCATTATAATAGATGATAGAAGGAAAAACAACCAATGATTTGTATCATCGTGATTCATAATCCAATAATAAGATGCCGTTATAAAGTTTATAACACCTATCAACTCATAGATAAGGGCCATCATAGTTGTGTCTTCTCCATCACAGTGGTATAAAACTCTTCAAAGTCGGTGTTTTCTTGAACCTCGTCTTTGAAGTTTGCCTTAAAGTATGCCTTTGCCATGCGACGAATGAGTTTCTTATCAATGCCTAGTTTGTCGTTTAGTTCAGTGATGGCCTCTTTCTGTAGTTCACGCTCGGCACCAATACGTGTCATGGAGTCATTCAACTCCATGATTGCCTTGCGAAACTGCTTGCGTTCCTCTTCGGTTAGTCCCTGCACCGAACGGTTCTGTTGATTATGTCCCATCATACTCATTATAGACCTCCATAACCAATACCAGAATGCTTCTCTCTAGCAGTCTGTTTTGTTTCAAGCAGTTGAATAATCCTGATTAGTAGTTCTACGATATATCTATCATCCATATTAGTCCACCTCAATAACTGCTGCCGGATTCACACACATGCCGTGACCTCCGTAGACGCCACCAGCATCTTCACACTTTTTATTCTCTGTATATTCCTGATAGATGATAAGAGCAATAGCAAGAAACAACAGAAACAAACATCCAAAATAGAGACGCCATACATACATCACTTGGTCTCCAAGGCGATGAAATACTTTAGATTGCCTGCCTTGTTCTCAAACTTAGCAAAGGCACCAGTCTGAACCTCAACATCATAATCATCAGGAACCAACTTGAGATTTTCTGTCTTGAATGTGGCAATGAAATCCTTGCCAGCATAATCACCAATCTTGATTGAACCTCGATTGGATGTATCATTTGCCTTTTCGTGAATGAGTAGATGTAGTTCACCATTCTTACCTTCGACAGAAAGATTTGGTAGAGAGTTCATTGTTGCCATCTTGAGCAACTTTTGAAACATAGCATTCGGTAGAGAGAACTTCACATCGACATTTTTCAAGACTAGTTCCTTATCTGGTGGGGTAATAATAAGATTTGGAGAGCAAGCAAAATAATCGAATGATAGTTCACCATCATCTAAAGTAACAGACTCTTTCTTGAATGTTAATTCTGGATTACGAAGAGTTGTTACATTACCTAAAAACTGATTTAGGTCATAGATACCAAACTTGGCAGGAACATCATCTTCCAATGTTGCTTCAACAAGAATGGACTTTTCAGGTGAGATTGTTTTCTGTATCTTACCTTCATTTAGAACTACACCGCTATTAATAGAGGCAAAATTCTTTAGAACGGTAAGAGCGGTTTCACTTAGTTTCATTATATACTCCTTTGTATCAAACTGGATGATGAAATATTGTAGTGGGTTTGTCTTCTACTGTCAAGACCAATTTTATCTTGTCTTTCAGTTCCTGTAATGTGCCATCGTTGTCTATAACATAGTCCGGCACAACTGAATTCCATGCTGTTTCGGATATATGCATCTTCATCTGCTCTTCCAAAGAAGGTTCTTCTCCTCGTTTGACACGAACAATAACACCACCAGCACTCCGAACAAAATCAAGTTCATTAGGAAAACGGCAATCGGAGATAACCACATCTTCATATCCGTGAATGCGTTTCTCTAATGCTGCAATCCAGATGTTATCTGCGATTCCGTGTCTACATGCTTCGGTGCCCATCTTCTGTAGAATAAGACGTGGAGTCACCTCGTAACCGAGTTTATGTGACCACCACGGATCAACACGCTCACGGAAGGCCCGTGATGCATTACTATCACCTTCTAGAAGACCTCGTGGCCATGTAAAGATAGTGGCCACGGCATCTTTAAGAGCATCAGCAAAAGCGAATCCGTGATACCCATGTTCTCTTACAAGAATATCACGGACTGACCCCTTGCCGGCTCCAATAAAGCCAACAAGACCTATAATCATCGCAAACTACCTGTAGCAGCAGCAACCGCAGGAAGATCACCCTGGAATGCATATGTTCCAACGTGAGTAGTCTTCATCCATGGACATAGCCAGATTTTATATCCAATCTTACGAGCATTCTGACAAAACATATAATCTTCTGAAAGATAACGATGCGAATCTGGATCAATGATCGTATCAAAGTAAGCATGAATATATCTAGAACCATCAAAATGTGCTTGACCGACATGATCTGGCTTATAATGAAGTTCTGGATACTTTTCAGCATAAACCGGAAAGACTTCTTTCTTGACCATCATAAAACCAGTACCAATCTCTAGCACCTCAACAGGTTCAGTGACTTTGAATGTGGTTGTGCCAGGCACAGGATTAAACACATAGTCTCCTGTAATCTGATCTAATTCATTGATATTGAAACCGTCTCGAATTTTGACAGTGCTGTTGTTTGTGTCTGTCTCACAATTTTTAACTACAGCCTTTGCAATGTTGCTCCAGTTAATAGATTTCTTAGGATACGGGCCGCCGGCGATATCAAGATCAAGAGCCAGGAGTGCTAGAATGTCCTGAGGATTGAACTGGATGTCTGCGTCGATGAATAGAAGATGGGTGCACCCAGATCGAAGAAATTCATCAACAAGATAATTGCGGGCACGGGTGATTAGGGATTCATTGAAGATAAAAGAAAAGCGACACTCAATACCATATTGAATGCATGTTGCTTGTAGGTCAAGAATAGACTTTGTATAAAGACCAAGACACTGACCACCGTAGCATGGTGTAGCAACAAATAACTTTTTCTTTCTCAATTCATCAGTAGAAACTTTAATTTCCATATTATTCTCCATACACGAAAAGCGTGGATGCATTTCTACACCCACGCCTTATATAGTAAACTTTTTAGATATTAACCTGCAAAGCGATAGAAAGCGGTGCGCTTACCATTCACCATGCGATAGTTGGTATAGATATCATAATACTCACGAAGATCAGAAACACGCTTCGAAACATTCTCACGAGGAACACGAGCGAGTGAAGCAACCTTATCAGCAGTAACACCAGCACCGGTGTTATACTTGCGAAGGACGTTTTCAATCTTTTCAATCTGAGTCTTACGAGCAGTAGCCATTATATATTCTCCATTCAAGGTTGTTGATGCTGGTGGTCGTGAAAGGAAAGGACCCGTGTATAACCACCAGCATCATTTTATTATACACGGGTATTCATGTTATGGGTTAGAAAGCAACCTCTTCACCCACAGGGGTTGTTTCCGATTCCGAAACAGGAGCCGGATCGACGGTTTCATCGACTTTCTTATAGAGTTCCATAAACGCATTCTTAGTGTCCACATCAAAGCGGTTCAAGCACAGTTCAAGTGCCTTCACACGGTTCTGTCCAAAGATAGAATAAGCCTCGCAGATATGAACGAGACGGCGAGTGGAGATGATTTCAGACAAAGCACCTTCATAGAAGGACTTACGAATAACATCAGCCCAAGTCACCAGTTTATCAACAAACTCTTTTGCTTCGATACCAGAAGCACCAAGAACATTGTTGAGGATCTTAGTCTCGGTTTTCTGTGCAGGATATTCCTGTTCCATCGTGATAGAGAAACGCTCAAGGAACGCTTCGTTCATAACGTTGGTGCCGATAAAGCGACCATCGTCTGAACCCTTACCCTTGGTGTTTGCTGTAGCAACCACATTGAAACCATTTTCAGGATGAACAAGGCGGTTAATCTTTTTGAGAAACACAGACTTGCCTTCAAGCACAGGCTGAAGGCACATCAGTTTATTAGAACCAAGGTCAACTTCGTCTAGAAGAAGAACAGCACCACGAGTCATAGCCGTGATAACAGGACCATCCTGCCAAACAGTCTGACCATCGACAAGTCGGAAACCACCGATAAGGTCATCTTCGTCCGTTTCAATAGTGATATTGACACGGACACATTCACGCTTTTCCTGAGCGCAAACCTGCTCGACCATCATAGTCTTACCGTTGCCAGAAAGACCGGTGATATACGCAGGATAAAACTTGCGAGACTTGATAATGGCACGAACGTCGGTAAAGTTACCGAACGGCACATAACCAGAAGCCTTTTCAGGCACCAGTGAAATTTCTGGATTGGTGCTAGTAGAAGGAGCAGACATAGAAACAGTAGGAGCCATAGCAACCATCGTATCAGTCACAGGAACAACAGACTGAATCTTAGCAGTCTTACGAGGAGTTTTGACTTTTGCAACAGGTGCGGGAGTCGCTGCCATAGCAACGGTAGCACCATGCTCAGGAAGAGCATAAACACCACGACCAATCTGACGATTAGCATCTTTACGAA